CCGGTACCTGTAATTTACGGAAACCCTGAAAGATGGCAATCAGTTCAGAAAGACGGTTATTATAGAGATAAGAACGGAAAGATTATGTGCCCAATCGTTATGTTCAGAAGAACATCGATGGACAAATCCTACGTTGTTGGAAATAAGTTAGATGCTAACAATCCTCAAAATTATGCAATTGCAGGTAAATCTTACCAGAAAGGCAATGCATACTCCAATTTTGATTTATTAAATAATAGAAAGCCTGTGACTGCTTACCAAGCAGTGGTAATCCCGGATTACGTTACTTTAAACTATGAATGTATCATTTGGACTTACTACGTAGAACAGATGAATAAAATCGTTGAAGGAATTAATTATTCTTCTGATTCATACTGGGGAGATCCTAATAGATTTAAATTTAGAGCAAGAATCGATACTTTTACAGATAATAGTACAATTAATCAAGGAGAAGAACGTCTGATTAAGACGACATTCAATATTAAGATGTACGGGTATATTATTCCAAGTGTTATCAACAAAGATTTGGTAGCAACTAAGAAGTTTTTCTCCAAAGGTAAGGTGACTTTTAACACCGAAGTAGTAAGTAATATCAACGATCTTTAAGAACTTTTTGAAGGTCTGATTACTATTTATATTAGAACTATCTAACAAACTAAAATAAAATGGCAGAAACTCTATTATCACCTGGTGTTTTAGCAAGAGAAAACGATCAGTCGTTCTTAACCGCTCAACCTGTTCAAGCAGGTGCGGCTATCTTAGGTCCTACAGTAAAAGGCCCTACAGTACCGACTGTTGTTACATCTTACTCACAATACCAAAACAAATTCGGAACCTTGGTTCAATCAGGTTCAGATTTTTATACCTATTTTACTTCTATCGCAGCTTATAATTACTTCCAGAACGGTGGTGATTCTTTGCTAGTTGGTAGAGTTACTAACGGTACTTACACAGCAGCAAGCTCATCTATAATCATTACAGGATCAGGTGGACCTACTTCAGGTTTATCTCCTTTTGTATTAGAGACTTTATCTAAAGGTACAATCATGAACACCGGCACTCAAGAGTTAACCGGCGGTGCTTTAGCTACAGGTTCTTCAGATAACATCAGATGGGAAATTGTTAGCCCTAACACAGCATCTGGTACCTTCTCATTATTGATTAGAAAAGGTGATGATACTACTAACTCTAAAGTTGTTTTAGAAACCTGGACTAACTTGTCGTTAGATCCTAAAGCTTCTAACTACATTTCAAGAGTAATCGGTGACCAGACTGAAACTATTGCAACAGACGGTTCAACTTACTACATTCAAACTTCTGGATCTTACAACAACGCTTCTTCTTATGTAAGAGTAAAAGCTGTTAACTTCCAAACTCCAAACTACTTCGATAACACAGGAACTGCTAAAGCACAATTCACCGGTTCTTTACCTTTAGCTTCTTCAGGTTCATTTAACGGAGCTGCAGGCACACCATTCACTCAAAGAGATGGCAAATTCTACGAAAACGCTGGTTTGACTGCTAACGCAGATTCTCAAGGTGTTACAGGAAGTGACTACACAGTAATGTTGAACTTGCTTGCAAATCCTGACGAATATAGCTACAACGTAATTTCAATGCCCGGTTTGAACAGAGTAAGTGCTGCTTCTCAAATTACTTCTGTAGTATCTAATGCACAGAACAGAGGTGACAATATTGCAGTAGTTGATATGGTTCCCTACGGTACTGCTTTAGGTACAGTAACCACCAATGCTTTAGGAATGGACACCTCATATGGTGCTACTTACTGGCCTTGGGTACAAGCTGCAGATCCTGATTCTGGAAATGCTGTTTGGGTTCCTGCTTCTACTTTGATTCCTGCAGTTTATGCTTTCAACGATAACTCAACTGAGGCCTGGTTTGCACCTGCTGGTTTTAACAGAGGTGGATTATCTACAGTAGTAAGAGCTGAAAGAAAATTAACTCAAGGAGATAGAGATTCTTTATACCAAGGTAATGTTAACCCAATCGCTACTTTCCCTAACCAAGGTGTTGTGGTATTCGGTCAGAAGACATTACAGAAGAAAGCTTCTGCTTTGGATAGAGTAAACGTTAGAAGATTGTTAATCACTTTGAAAGATTACATCTCTCAAATTGCTGACACTTTGGTATTCGAACAGAACACTATCGCAACCAGAAACAGCTTCTTGGCTCAAGTGAATCCTTACTTGACTTCAGTACAGCAAAGACAAGGTCTTTACGCTTTCAAAGTAATCATGGACGACTCTAACAACACTGCAGATGTAATCGACAGAAACGAGTTAGTAGGTCAGATTTACTTACAGCCTACCAAGACTGCTGAATTCATCTACTTAGACTTCAATTTAACACCAACAGGAGCTACATTCCCAGGTTAATAGATATTTATAACTGATAAACATAACACAACATGGCAGTATTAAATCCAAACGAAATCTTCTTCACCGCCTTTGAACCCAAAGTAGCGAATAGATTTATAATGTATGTAGATGGTATTCCTTCTTACTTCATCAAAGGTGTAACCGGAATTGAAGTTACTGCAGAAGAAATTACCTTAAACCATATTAACGTATATAGAAAAGTAAAAGGAAAATCTAAATGGTCTGATATTACAATGACCCTTTACGATCCCATTACTCCTTCTGGTGCTCAGGCCGTAATGGAGTGGGTACGTCTTCACCATGAATCAGTAACAGGCCGTGATGGTTATTCTGACTTCTACAAGAAAGACTTGACCATCGACATCCTAGGTCCTGTAGGTGATATCGTTTCAGAATGGATTATCAAAGGAGCATTCATTAAGTCTGCTAAATTTGCTGATCTAAACTGGGATACTGATGCAGAAGCACAGAACATCACCTTGAACATCGGAATGGACTACTGTGTATTGAACTTCTAAGTAACAATAACCTTAAAGAAAGAGCCCTCCTATTTATTAGAGAGGGCTTTTTTATTACATGAAACTCATAGATATTCTAAACGAACTGGTTATGCCGCCGGCTTTAAAGTCGAAACAATACGAATTAGAGAAAGACGGGTATACTAAAATCGGAGGTGGAGATAATGGCATTGTAATGGAAAAAGGATCCGACGTAAAGAAGCTTACTACGGATGTTGATGAGCTAGAACACGCTGAGAAACTGGTAAACCATTCTTTCTCATGCATTATCCCTATCTACAAAGTAGAAAGACTACCGGGAGGTAAATCTGGTGTTATCGATATGACAAATGCCGAGCAGTTAGCACCTCAAGAAGCAGAAGAAATTGCAGCTAACGGAACTAGAGCAGAAGACTTCTTAGTATACGACGAAGAATTATATCCTAAGTTATCTGATAAGTTAAAGCAATTCTTAGTTAGCCTGAAAGAAGCATTTGAGAAAGCAGGCATTAACCCAGATGAAATTGATTGGTCACCAACAAACGTTATGAATTATAAAGGAAATTACGTTTTAGTTGACGTATAAACCTAATTCATATATATTTATAATAGAACAGTTATAATAAATTAGTATATGTCAGAATTTAAAATGCCTACCGAAGTCATTGAACTTCCATCTAAAGGTTTACTCTACCCAGAATCAAATCCATTATCCTCAGGTAAAATTGAGATGAAGTATATGACTGCTAAGGAAGAAGATATCCTTACCAACCAGTCTTATATTCAGAATGGAACGGTGTTAGATAAATTACTACAGTCATTAATCGTTTCAAAAATCGACTACAATGACTTAATTGTCGGTGATAAAAACGCTATTTTAGTCGCTTCAAGAGTATTAGGGTACGGTAGTGATTACCAATTTACCTACAACGGGAAATCACACACTGTAGACTTGTCGACATTAAAAAATAAAGAGTTTGATGAAACAGGTATAACTAAAGGTAAAAATGAATTTAAATTTACTTTACCCGCTACTAACATAGACATTACTTACAGACTGCTAACTCACGGAGATGAATCTAAAATAAACAGAGAGTTAGAAGGGTATAAGAAAATTAACAAAGATATAGTACCAGAACTTACAACTAGGTTAAAGTTTATGATTCAATCTGTAAATAGCTCTACCGATAGTAAGGATATCAGAGATTTTGTTGACAATCA